GGACGCCATATGGTCCTAGGAGGAACAAGTCAGATCCATGCCACACCATTGTACAGCTTTAGCAATGAAAGGGAGCAGATCCTGGCTGGTTGTCAGGTGTCTGTTACCTACAACTTTATTGTAGGAGGAGGAACTATGGATGGAGTAATAGGATTACTGGTTGGAGTCTTTCTGGGAGTGCCGCTCGGATGGGCGGTTTTATTTTGCCTTGTGATGAAAGATATCTGGCCGAAAGAGCCAAAGTCGAAGGATGAATGGAGGATGATGTGATGAAAGAATTCTGGATTATGATTCAAGCCGTTTTTACGGGACTCGGAGGTTGGATCGGTTACTACTTGGGAGGATGTGATGGCTTGCTGTACGCACTTGTAGCGTTTGTTATAGTTGATTACCTGACGGGGGTTATGTGTGCGATTGCAGATAAGAAGCTCTCAAGCAATGTGGGCTTTAAGGGTATCTGCAGAAAGGTGCTCATTTTCCTGCTGGTGGGTATAGCAAATCTAATCGATATACAGATCACGGGACAGGTCGGAGTGCTTCGTACTGCCGTGATCTTTTTCTATCTTTCCAATGAAGGCGTGAGCCTATTGGAAAATGCTGGCCATCTTGGGCTTCCGATCCCGTCACAGCTTAAGGATGTGTTAGAGCAGCTCCATAAGAGAGCTGAGAAGGAGGGCAGTTCAGATGAAGATAAATAAATACCTGAGTAAATATAACCAGTCCTCACGGAATGGTAACAAAATCAAGTATATCGTGATCCACTACGTAGGTGCAGTAAGTTCCGCAAAGAACAACTGCATCTATTTTTCTGGTGGAAACAGGAATGCCTCAGCACACTATTTTGTCGATAACGAAATCTGGCAGTGCATTCCAGACGATAAGGCGGCATGGCATTGTGGAGGCGGATACCAGGATACCGGAACAGCCATGAATGGCGGTAATCGTGGAGCCCAGTACCACGGGATCTGCACGAATAGCAATTCCATCGGTATTGAGCTCTGCTGCCATAAGTCTGGCGGCAAAGTAGTACCGACACCTACCGCCATTAAAACGGCAGCACCACTCGTGCAGTATCTCATGAAGAAATATGATATTCCGGCATCGAGGGTTATCAGGCATTTTGATGTAACCGGAAAGATCTGCCCGAACGGATATATTAGTAAAGAATCATGGGCAACGCTCCATAAGTTCCTGACCGGAGGTAGCAGCTCAACTACTACGGCAAAGAAGAAAACTGGGGTTCCGTTTAAGGTTAGAGTTGATATCCCAGATCTGAACATCAGAAAGGGTGCTGGGACGGATTATAAGACGATCGGTAAGTTTACTGGAAAAGGCGTGTTCACCATTACCGAAGTAAAATACGGGAAAGGGTCTACTACCGGATGGGGTAAGCTCAAAAGTGGTCTGGGATGGATATCCCTCGACTATGCAAAGAGGATATAAGAAATGATGCCCGGGAAATGCTCTCGGGCAGTTTCTTTTTACCTTCCGAAATTCAGCGGTGAACAACCGCTTTATTACTTGACTAATCGCGGTTTTAGAGTGATGTATAGACTATCAAAAATGAAGGGAGGGATACCGTGAAGGTTAGGAAAATCGAAAGAAGACAGACAGAGCAGATGAAGAAGCGTGTCTGCGCCTATGTCCGGGTTTCGACTGACAGCGAGCAGCAGGAAGATTCACTGGTAAACCAGATATCATATTTTAAACGGTTTATAACAGGGCACCCAGAATGGGAGTTTGCTGGAATCTATGCTGATCAGGGAATAACCGGGTATGTGGAGAGCAGGCCACAATTTCAGAAGATGCTGGCGGACGCAAGAGCAGGAAAGATTGATCTGATCGTGGTAAAGAGTGTATCAAGGTTTGCAAGGAATACTGAGACCGTGCTGAAGTTCTCAAGAGAGATGAAGGCACTTGGAATCGGTATTTTCTTTCAACTGCAGAACATCAATACCCTGACACAAGAAGGAGAGCTCATGCTCACGATCCTTGCGGCCTTTGCACAAGCGGAGAGCGAATCTAACTCCGGGAATGTGCGAATGACAATCCATAACAAGTTCAAGAAGGGAGAGCCAGTGTGGAACCTTGCTGGGCTAATGGGGTTCAAAGAAGACGAACATGGAAATATCATAATTGAGGAAGACGAGGCCAATGTGATCCGGCTCATGTACGATCTTGCAGAGAAAGGCATCTGGGCAAGTAAGATTGCTGGATACCTAAACGAGCATGGAATGCTCACACGAAAGGGCTACAATTGGAGCGGAGGGCAGGTTAGAAAAACTCTTCGCCATGAGGCTTATAAAGGAGACCGAATATTGCAGAAGACGTATAACGATGGCCACCGCAAGACAAAAAAGAATAATGGAGAGCTGGATCAGTGGTACCTGACTGATACGCACCCGGCCATCGTCTCCCGTGAACAATGGGATGCGGTGCAGAAGTTGCTGGATGAAAGATCGGAGGCCTACACACAGAAGAAACCCGTGGAGAAGAAAAAACATCATCCTCATAGCAGATACCCACTGTCCGGAAAGCTCTACTGCCCATATTGCGGTTGCCTTTTATACCATAAGTGGGACTCCGATCAGAGCTTCGAATACTGGATGTGCAGCACGCGCCTCAAGTGGTCGCCGGAGAGTTGCCCGGGCGTTTATGTTCCTGCAAAGTTCCTTAAGGGCTGGGAGGGCATTGATGAAGATCTTGTGGTTGTCCAATATAAGGACGAGTACGGCATGGATCGCGTTGAGGCTTATCCGAAAGTGGAGTGGGAGCAGGAACACACCTATCCGAACGAGTTTCATAGGCCGGAACCAGTAAAGAAGGTAAGGCCAAAGAAGCGTGATGCGATCCGGCGAAGGCATCCGGAAGCTCCAAAAGGGAGAAGGTACACCAGATCCACCTATCCGCATTCTGGAAAGCTATACTGTCCATATTGCGGAAGGACTATGATCCACAAGTGGGATGGAGGAGTTCCTTACTGGCAGTGTGGATCACAGAAGAATCACTATCAGCATCCAGAAGAACCAAAGTGCAAAATGAAATATGTACCATGTGAGATATCAGACACATGGGGAAAGATAGAAAAACCTGTTACGGTCATTCCATTCACGGATGATGTCGGTAACAGGTTTTTTACATACATGGATAAAGATGAGTACGAGGCATCAGATGAGTGCCCGTATAGAAAGGACTGATTATGGCAAAAGAAATCATTCATATCCCTGCGAGTAAGAAAAAGGGAACGCAGGTGGAGAAAACAAAGAAGCTCCGGGTGGCAGCATACTGCAGGGTATCCAGTGAGCAGGATCAGCAGCTCAATTCCTTTGAGAACCAGGTGACCTACTATACCGAGTACATCGAAAGAAACCCTGAGTATGTAATGGCCGGGATATATGCTGATGAAGGCATCTCCGGAACAAATACCAGAAAGAGAAGTGAGTTTAATCGCATGATCCGGGATTGCGAGGCAGGGCTTATCGATCTTGTGATCACAAAGTCCATTAGCAGGTTTGCAAGGAATACACAGGATTGCCTGCACTATTCCCGGATGCTGAAAAACATGGGAATTGGCATCATATTTGAAAAAGAGAATGTAGATACCACAGCAGCATCGGGCGAGCTGCTCTTTACCATTCTGGCGTCCCTCGCGCAAGACGAAAGTAGGACGATTTCCGAGAACGTGGTCTGGGGAAAGCAGTCATTGTTTTCGCAAGGGAAATGGGCAATGTGCACAGACCGTTTCTACGGATACGATAAAGACGAAGAAGGAAACCTTGTCATAAACCCAGAGCAGGGCAGAGTAGTAAAATGGCTATTTGAGTCATTCATAAATGGAGTGAATCCGGATGTGCTTGCGAAGACTTTAAATGAAAAAGGTATCCCCGGAGCAATGGGAAAGCCTGCATGGAAGGTGAGCACGGTCAAGCAGGTGCTCCGAAACGAAAAGCATATGGGAGATGTACATCTGCAGAAATGGTACACGCCAAATTATCTGACGCATAAGATTGCAAAGAATGAAGGCCAGCTTCCAATGTATCAAATCAAGGATGATCATGAACCAATTGTAAGCCGCGAACTGTGGGAAGCTGTACAACTTGAACTCGATCGAAGGGAAGCCTTTATGAAAGAGCATGAGCTTTCTACTATGGGGCAGTTTACAGATACCAGGCCGTTTTCCCACAAGGTGATCTGCGGTTGCTGCGGCCACACGTATTCCAGAAGGACGCTTCGAAGGAGCTGGGGGAAGATCATAACATGGGAGTGCGGCCAGCGATATAAAGAGAAGGGCACAAGGAATTGCCTTGAAAGTGACATTCTGTATGAGCAGGAACTCTTCGAAGGGTTTGTCGCTGCTTGGAACAAAATCCTTTCCCGGAGAAAAACAAATATGCGAAGGTGGGAGAGAATGATGGAGAACGGCAATGCGCTGGAGAAAGTTCGCGCACGACAGTTCATTGAAATCACTGATGGCATGAAACCTCTGGATAAAATCGACCTTGCCCTTGTAAGCAAAGTATTTGATCATTGTGTTTACCACAGCACGGGAGATACCGAGTACTATTTCCTTGATGGAAGTGTAATTACGATCCATACTAAATCGAACCGGGATAAGGCATATTTCCTGAAAACAGTGAGGCTTTCATAATTGCAGTTGGACTTCTTCCTCCTCAGTTTGACGCGCCTTTTCGATTTCTTCCTCCAGCTTCTGCTTCTTAGTCGGAGCTTTATGGGTATAAAGCTTTTCAAAACTGAGCGTCGCTTTTCTGTTTTTGTTATAGTTGATGATCAGAGTTTCCGCATAGCCGAGGGAGCCCGCTTTCCGTTCCCGGGCGGTGCGACTGATTTCTCTCGGACTGATGCGCGAGAGCTTCTCCTTGAAGATATCCTCTTTAAGTGAATCTCCGTAGGCACAGATGATTCTGGCCACACCAGAGATCATGTTGGCAGAAAGAGAATAGGCCTCACCTTCCCAAGTGCCAACGATCATACGAAGGGTCTGATCCAGAACGTGATAGCCGTATTTATCATAGATTCTTTCGACAGTGGCTATAGCGCAAATACCTCCGGGAGCACTTCCCGGAGTGACGGTAAGATCATATGATTCAATCAGATCCTTGATGATGAGGTGCTTGTCGCTTCCTGCTTCAATGTTGGCTATGAATGTTTCATATGGGAGAAGCGGTTTGACATACTTCATCTGATTGGCAAAGATATCGGCTTCGTGCTCATATTTCAAATCATCATAGATCATGCACCACACCGGAGTCTCTCGGGAACCGGAAACCAGAGCGACGATCTCGATGGTATGCTGACCATTGAATACAAAGTTGGTTCCGTCCCTGCGGCTTACCTTGACTGGGTTGATCTGATACAGATCAAAGTTGGCGGCAGCCTTCTTCACGTGATTCATGGAAAGGTGCCTCTGGTATTCCTGATTCGACACCAGATTCTTAATTGGAATCTGCTCGAAGTAAACTTGTGGTACGAATTGTGATAAGTCATTCATTGGTAAATCACTCATTGGGAGATACCTCCTTTAACGATTTCTCCATTTCTATAATTGCATTCTGCAGTAACGATAATTGAACTCTGACTTTTTCCTTGGCACCAGTGGTGGCCTTTGTGAAGTCAGTATTTCTTTGCGACCGTTTGATCGAACTTACCCACGTTGGAATAGTGTAGATCAAATTAGCCAGATCTGAGTCGGGATCATACGCTGGCATCTGCCGAATCGGAAGGGAACCATCTTCCTGCTGTCGGGTGCGCGGCTGAGGCATTGTCGGTACACTTTTCCATAGTAATTCGTGTCTGAAATCAGAGTAGGTAATATGTTCTACCCGGCTATCGGAGAGGGTACTGTTCAAGGCGTGAAGATCACGGGCTGGGAGCCTTTCAAGTTCAATGATATTCTCGTGGGAAATTTTGAGCTTTCCGGAGAGAATTTTTGAGGCTATGGCAGGTTCCTTATCGCGGATGCTTTCAATGCACTTAGTGAACACCTCATATTTCAGTACCGTACCTCGTGAGATCTTAAGCTCATCGGCAATCTCTTGTGAGATTTCTTGCTTGCGATAAACCCGGCCGGGAATATAGGGACGAGAGCTACTATTATCCCGGTTGTTATAATTCGTATATAGTTGTGCTTTCCGTTCGAGCTCTGCCTGATAAAGTCTTCCGATCAGGTATTTATGCATTTCATTTACAAGGTCGGCTCTTTGAAGTTCTTCTTTGCAGATGTAGACGATTGCCTCAGCTTTATTTTTGAACATGGAATGTCTAATACGGAAGTGGATGTTGTTTTCCATGCAAATCTCATATCTTTTGTTACCGTCTATAATGATTCCATGCCAAACAAGTAGATGCTCACGGCATCCTTCAGTTAGAAGGCTCAATTTGAGATCCCTATAATCACGGTCGGATAATGGTTGTTTTAGTAACAGGAATTCCTCATCTGATTCCAGATGGGGAGGTTCCCATGTGCGATCAATCATGTGCAAGTGCATCCTCCATTTGTACGATATCTTTCATGGCAAAGAGGGCGATACCGGAACTCTCATTGCACTTACCGTAGATACGATATGATTGGTTATTCTTCCAGTCTGAGCGTACTCTCTGGAGTGTTTGCATCAGCTCTTTTGAATGAATTTCATAGCAGTTACCGTCGGTAAGTAATTCCTTATGGACTTTTAGGCCAAGGTGATCTTCCGGGATAGTACCTTTTATTGCGAGTAGGCCGGATTTCGGGTTGACAAGAAGCTGAATGAAATCCGGATCGCCAAGCATATGTAGCGTTATCTTATGAATGCGGATTCTGTTTTTCTTAAGATCAATACAGAGTACTGGTTGTTGCGCTGTCTGGTTGCTCATGTTCGCTTACCTCACTTTCTTTATTTCGATCAGGTGCGGAAGCAGAAGCCTTTCGGTTTTCTTTTACACCGAATATGGAGTAGCCATCGAAAATATTGACCTGCAGATTTCTCTGATGTTCCTCAACAGAAAGGCCGAACTGGTTCTTCCAGTCTTCTGGGTAAACTGGGGTGCGAGACGCTTTGAGCTTTCCGTCTTCATTGACTTTGCGCTCATAGATCTCAGGGTTTGCCAAATCAAAAGTAAAGAGCAGCTCGCCGTTAGAGCGGATAAGCTTACCGAGCAGCTTATACCTGTGGTTTGGATTCCAGCCCATCAGGGCAAATATCTTGCCGAAGAATATCTTACATGTGACCTGTTTGGGAGAAATCTTCTTCCCAGTCGAGCACCAGCGGAAGGAGTCTTTTTCTTCCTCTCTGCAGGGGCGGATCGCCAGCTTCTTCGTTTCGGGATTGACAAGAGCCTGAACGTATTCCACTTCCGGCAGCTTGCGGATGCAAGCCATGTTTACAGATACTTTATTTTGATTCAATGTAAAAGAGGGTTCATATATGTGTGAGAAGAACTCGCCACGGACTACTTGGAAGCCCTCATAGCTAAAGCTGTCGTCTTCGACGATCTCAATATCCGCAGTTCTTCTTTTGGTTTCATTTTCACTCATCGTTAACGGTCTCCTTCATTTGCTCAATCATAGTTTCAATTTCGGTTTTTATAGTCTCCCGGTCGGTCACCTTTATATCGGATTCCTTGTAGGGCTCACTGTCTTTTTTGATATCCCAAGAGGCGAGGGCTGTTTCGTGCTCCTGCTTTTCCTGCATATGCTCATAATATGCATCTCCAAAGGAATCACCCCATTCGGAAGGGTAAGCGAGGATCTGCTTTGACTTTGCGGCAGTAAAGGGAGTCAGATCTGCATCGCTGCTACTTTGCTCCCCGGCTTGGTCAATGACATGTTTTGGAATGAGCACTTCGGTATCATTGAGATCAAAAATAAGAAACTGCTCATCATCCTTTTTGCGTAGTGATCCAAGCAAGCGATATTTGCATTCGTCTTTCCAGCCGAGCATCTTGAATATTGAGGGAAGGCAGGCGGTACCACTAATGGGTTTGGGAGCGAGCTTTCCGTTATATGTTTTTGCCCAAGTCACAGCATTCACAGCTTCTTTTGATACTGGCCTTACAGCAAGGAGCTTGCTCTCAGGATGGATGAGAAGTTCAACCGTCCTGGTATCTCCAAATTTGCGTATAGTAGCTATAGTGAACTTGAACTCATCAGATGCAATCGTGACGATGTTTCTTCCGGGCGTATCAAAGAACTGGCCATGAGCTACCTCGTAGCCGCGAAGATCGAAGTCGCCTTTATTGACAGTGATTTCCCGATCTTCGTCGGTGGGAACGATCCCGTCTTCATAGGCACTCTGGCACGCTTCATAGTAGTCCTCGGGTTTAAAACCAGCCCACCGTGGATTGATAGAAACAAAGCCTTTCAGGGTTCCCTCCTTCACAACGTGGAGAGCAGGGAGGATGCTCTTGTTTCCGTATTTGGCATTGGCTATGAGCCGCTGTACAGCGATGAAATCATCTCGGCTTATAATACTTTCATGGTGATCCCGCTGCCTGTACTGATTTCGGTCTTGTCTGTTTTTCTTAGATTTGTGGTCAAGATAGTTTGGCGTGAAAGTCTTTCTGGCCAGAACATCACCGCAGTGCCTTTCGTTTTGAAGGATCTGGAGTATGCTGCCGGAAGACCAGGTGGTGTTACCTTTCTTTGTTTGTCGCTTGAGTTTGGTTAGAATTTCAGCGATTCCCTGTGTCGAATAACCATATAGATATAGGAAGAAAATGAGTCGGACTGTCTGTGCTTCTTCCTCATTAATGATAAGGTTTCCATCTTCATCCAGATCATAGCCGAGCAGGGCAGGGGTGAGAAAGATTCCACGTTTAAAGCGCATCTCGATGGATGCGTTCATGATCTCGCTTTTAGTGTGGCTCTCTTCCTGTGCGAGGGTGGCGATAAAGGCCAAGCTCATCTCGCTATTTGGATCGAGCGTATAAATGTTTTCGGTTTCAAAGAATATCCCGATGGGAGGCTTTCTGCCTTTGAGCAAACGAACGTATCCGATGCAGTCCATGATGTTTCTTGCAAATCTGGATACACTTTTGGTAACAATGAGATCGATCTTGTCATTATTACAGTCTTCGATCATCCGGAGAAAGCTATCTCGGTGGTTCAAAGATGTGCCAGAGATACCTTCATCAGCATAGATATCTACGAGTTTCCAGTCTGGCCTGCGATTGACAAGATCGGTATAGTGGTTCTTTTGAAGTTCGTAGGAGGAGGTTTGCCTCGGATCGTCTGTGGAGACTCTGGCATATACGGCCACACGCTTTTCGGTAGTTCCGTTGTAGAAATCCTCCTGTGGGATGGCCGGGATCACATCGAGTGCACTTTCATCGATTCCCCGGTACCGTTCCCGAATCTTTAATTTCTTATCCTGCTGGGGCAAGTTCTTCTCGTTCTCATTCATAGACGTTATCCTTCTCTTGGTGTTATGATTATCATATTGTTTTTATAACAAGAGCACCATTAACCAGCGGCTGAGGATTCAGCTTATAGTTAATGGTGCTCGGGAAGATTTTATGATTTAGTCAGTATCATCCCTCTCTTTTGGTGATAGAGACCAGTCGTTCTTACGAAGAATACTCTTTGAAGATCGTATCAATTCAAAAATGAACCGCTTCTCCTCTGGAGAGCAGTCCATCATAAGTTCGTCGATATCTGTTTGGTAGTCTGTTGGATTGTGGAGTTGATTGCCGGACAGCAATTCGTCGAGAGTGATGCCCAGCACATTGGAGATCTTGATGAGGGCTCCGAGGCTGGGCTTTCGCTTGCCTATCTCGATGTGGGAGATATAGGTCGTGCTCATTTCTGTTTCAAACCCGAGCTGCTCCTGAGAGTAGTGCATCTCTTGCCGTTTCTCCCGTACCCTCATTCCAATTAGTTCATAGTTTACTTCGTTCATTCTATCTGCCTCCTTTGCAATAGTTTGGGCTGAACGAGCCCGTGTGGTATCTATTGCTCAAGTCCGCAGAATTATCCACTCCTTTTCGCGTAATTGTCAGAAATACTTAATTACTATCGGTTTTGTATGTTTTTCTACATTATATATAGGCATTTGAGTTACCGGATAAGTGATATGGTAAATCGGAAAAAGAATGGCAAAGGGGGTATCCCCGTATGTGTTTTTTCCTATTAGATACCCTGTCCCCATTACCCCGTCTACGTCTTGATATACGGTATCAATCGTTGCCGATGACAGGTGTCCTGTTCCTGGATGAAGTGGGAGAATTCCGCAGCGGGGTTCTGGATCAGCTCCGGGTTCCTCTGGAAGAGAAAGTGATCCGTATCACGCGCTGCGGCGAAGTGTTCGTATTTCCTGCCGATTTCCTGCTGGTGGCTGCTTCGAATCCTTGCAAATGCGGGAATTTCGGAGATCCGGAACTGCCATGTACCTGCAGCCCTTCTTCCGTCATGCGGTACCGGGAGAAACTGTCCGGACCGCTTCTGGATCGGATTGATCTTCATGTGAAGATGCTCCGGCCGGAATATGAAGAAATGAAGGAAAGCCGTACGGGTATGGGTTCGGCGGAAATGCGGGAAATGGTGACCCGGGCCCGGGAACTGCAGAACCGCCGGTATGAGGGGACCGGCATCCGGCTGAACAGCCAGCTCACCGGGGGTCAGACCGAAGCGTTGGTTCCAATGAATTCCGCCTGCAGCCGTCTTCTGGAGGAAGCATATTATTCTCTCCGGCTGAATCCGAGAACGCTTCACAAGACCCGGCGGATTGCCCGGACGATTGCGGATCTGGAGGATTCCCCGGCGGTCCGGCCGGAACATATTCTGGAAGCGCTGCAGTACCGGATGCGGCGGGAGGAATGGATTCCGGGCAGCCGGTAATGCCTGTCGGATGTTTCTTCTATTATGTATTGAACGCACATATCGGGAGAGAATGACCGGAGGGGCGTATGATGATCCTGAAATGTAATGAGGAATTCTATCCGGAGAAGTTCAGGGAACTGGAAGAAGCGGCGGGAGACCCGTCGGACCGGCTCTGTCCGAACTCGTTTCGGATGCCGAAGCGGATATACTGTGAGGGGGACCTGTCCCTGCTGGAGGGGCCGGTGATTGCCGTGGCCGGGAGCCGCAAGGCCAGTGCATACGGCATGAAGGTGGCGGCAGGCCTGGGAAAGCGTGCCGCAGCCTACGGTGTTACGGTTATCAGCGGTATGGCCCAGGGAATTGACTCCGCCGCACAGCAGGGAGCACTGGATGCCGGGGGCAGAGTGATAGCGGTGTTTGGGTGCGGGATTGATGTATGCTACCCCCGGGAAAACCGGAAACTGATGGACCGCATCGCATCCGAAGGGCTTCTGATCAGTGAGTATCCGCCGGGAACACAGCCGAGACGCTTCTTCTTCCCCCAGCGAAACCGTCTGATCAGCGCCCTGTCTGATGCAGTAGTGATTGTGGAGGCGGCGGTGGAAAGCGGCGCACTGATGACCGCATACTATGCGCTGGACCAGGGGAAACGGCTCTATGCGGTACCCGGGAATATCACCAGCCGCACCAGTATGGGAACGAACAAGCTGATTCAGGACAGTGTCCAGCCTGTAGTCAGTCTGGACACTCCGTTTGAGGATCTGCCGGTGCGGAAGGCATGTTATTCGGAGGAGAAAATCAGCGGACTGGGAGAGGATGAACAGCTGGTTTTCCGGGTCCTCCGGGACCGGGGGGAACTGATGTCAGATCAGATCAGCCTTCTTACAGGCCTCTCTCCCATGCGGGTCAGCCAGGTGATTACGCTGCTGGAGATGAAGGGCATTGCGGCAAACTATATGGGCCGGACGATGCTCATGGACGTGAATCAGTAAATTGAGAAATGTTTGACGTGTATGGGTTTTGTGGTATAATACGGCACGTCAGACTTGAAATACACGAAAATCGCAGGAATACAGCGGTTTTCTCAGGAGGAAATCATGACGGCAACAACTGCTGCGAAGAATAGTCCGGCGAAAGCAAGCGCCGGAAAGAAGAAGAAAACGTCGAAGGTGGCTGCTACCCGGAAGAAGAAACTGGTGATCGTGGAGTCTCCGTCGAAAGCGAAGACCATCGGGAAATTTCTCGGATCTTCCTACAAGGTCATTGCCTCGGTCGGTCACGTCCGTGACCTGCCGAAGAGTAAGCTCGGCATCGATATTGAAGACAATTTCGAGCCGCAGTACATTTCGATCCGGGGTAAGGGCGATATCATCAAGGAATTGAAGAAAGAAGCGAAGAAGGCATCGAAAGTGTATCTCGCCACCGACCCTGACCGGGAAGGAGAGGCGATTTCCTGGCATCTGGCCTACCTGCTGGGGATCGACCCTGCCGAGGAATGCAGGATTGAATTCAACGAAATCACGAAATCGACAATCCGGGAGGCCATCAAGCATCCCCGGGCCATCGACCAGAATCTGGTGGATGCGCAGCAGGCGAGGCGGGTCCTGGACCGTCTGGTGGGTTATGAAATCAGCCCGATTCTCTGGAGAAAGGTGAAGCGGGGCCTGTCAGCCGGGCGGGTGCAGTCCGCTGCATTGAAGATCATATGTGACCGGGAGAAGGAAATCCGGGCCTTCGTTCCGGAGGAATACTGGACAGTTACAG